GGCCTATCGAGGACAATAAAATCTTGTCTTTGATGCATTTCGCATCGGTCGTATCCAAACCTTGATCCGAGGAGCTTTAAAATGTCTATCAACTTTACAATTTCGCAAACTTTGAAAATTGCAGCATGTCAAGAGGCCGTAAGAGAAGATTCGATCTCAGCTGAATACTGGGGTCGTGATCAACTCTCAAAACCTGGAGACGCGTTGCAAGTCCAATATACGGTCGTCAAGTTCTTAAAGAATTTGGCTGACCTGTACGCTGGATATAAGAATGGAGAGGTAAAGTTGAGTACCGTTCGTAGTTCACAACGGTATTTGACATTGCTTCTCGAGAAGGTGGATCTGGTTGTTTCTGCAACACCAGAAGATGTCGCACAACAGCGCATGATCTTAGAGTCAACACTGCCCGAAACCCAGAAATGGGACCTCGTACAGTATGATTTTAAGAGTTTAGGTGAGCATATCGAAGGAGAACTCACCCGGCTCGGCAAGAAAGTTGCTGAGGACCGTGCACTTGCGTTTAAGCAGTACCTTTACACAAGGTCTGTTTAGAGCGGTATCCCGCCATTGGTTAGGAGGGGTTTTGCACCCTCAAATTATGCTTTAAAGGAAACGCGTATGGAACGATATAGAGAAAAGGGCTCGTTTCTACCATCGAAGTATTCTTCGTTTTGGTGGAACACGGGCCAATCTCCTAAACCAACCCCCACATATTCAGATCGCCCGAACTGCTTAGGCGATACTAAGAAAATGTGGGACGTTGTCGTTCCAAGCTTCGAGAGAAGGCGGGACCAAGGAGAGCTTTTCGTCAATCCGATGTATTCGATTGCCGAAACCAAAAAGTTCCTATCTACTGGACCGTCTTTTAAGGCGGTCATTAGTGGTAAGACTTATTGGGGAGAGCTCCTTGGGGGACCCTGGGGTGAAACGCCTGATGGTTTGGCATTTCTATCCGGGCATCCTGCGCCGTCACTTAATGATTTCATCTCCGAAGTTCAAACGCGAGCGCTTTCTAATGTGAAGCCGCCATCTTATCAAGGTCTTGTGGCTATCGGTGAATTCCGAGAAACCATGCGATACTTGAAGAACCCCTTCAAACAGGGTTCTAAATTGGCGGACAAACTTAACAAGCGCGTTGGGATAATTCGTACGAAAAATCCCGACATCGTGAAACAGATCAGATCGCAGCAGAATTCCGCCGCTGTGCGTGAACTCGAAAGTCTTTATCTCGAGTTCCGTTACGGCGTGCGTCCGCTGATGTCTGACGTCACGAATTTCCTTGAAGCTCTCAGATCTAAGAAAGAAACGCCCGAAAGGGTGACGTACCGAGCTAGCTCGGAAAATCTGTGGACCGACGAATGGGTTGACACTTCTGTCACCCTCGGTGGTTCACCGTTAATTTCTTACGACCGAAGGGTAAGGTATACCCGTCGCGCTCTTGTTCGTTGTGGTCTTCTTTATCAAGTTTTCGATAAATTAGATTTCAGCGACAAGTGGGGCTTGGGTATTGATCAAATTCCTTCAGCTGTATGGGAATTGATCCCCTTATCTTTCGTAGCGGACTGGTTTACGAACGTCGGTGATTTTATCGGCGCTATTACTCCGGTGTCTGGGCAGAATCGTTTGGCAGAGTGGACTGTCGTCCGTACAGAGGAATTAATTTCCTCGACTTCCTATAATTGGAAGTTCAATACGGCCGGCTGGTCAACTTCGTCTGACGGTTCTGGTACTGACTCTTGGATACGAGTCATTAAACATCGTACGCCATCAATCGGGGTCCCCGAGGTGCATATCAAGTCCAAATGGGCTGATACGTTCTCGGATCCATATAAGGTTCTTGACCTTATAGGCCTCACTCATCAACGGATCCAGGGATCGCGTGTGTCATTTAAAGAAGAATTTTTCTTTTGATGACGTGCGTTTAGTTCCAAAGATCCACCAATTTTTAAAGGGATTTCCCTCATGACTATCACCGTAAACACTAAGGTTTACACCGCTGATGCGGCCTCTTCCTCGAACAGCATCCCTTATTTGGGCGTTGCTAACACGATTACGATTGCGGATCGCTTTGATCTGTATCGTACTCCTGCTAAAGCAACGAAGCTGTTTTCCGGAGTGGCTCGCGCACGGGTGAAACTGACGCGCACCTTGACCCTTACCGGCGCATTGACAACCTCTGGTCTCGCGACCATGGATTGTGCAATTAATGTACCGGTTGGAGCAGCAAGCGCCGATGTCAACAGCATGTTATCTGATATCAGTGCTGGCCTCGGCCAGACCTGGGCGCAGAATCTCGCAAACAAACAGGTAATCACCGTCTAATTCTAGGCGGCTACCTATGCGAGTTATTGCGACTACTGCAATGGCACTTTTTGTGCTATTGCTAGTTATCAGGCCTGATATTGGTTCTAACCAATATCAGTTAACATTAGGAGAACGATATGTCCTACCTAAAGCGGTTGAATCGCGCCCTGCGGGCGACAAAACCACCAGTGGCTTCCTCGATTCTCTGGGAGAAGCTATTGGTCTTGGCAGCAACAAGTAATTCCTATCCAATTGATTTCCAAATACGTCTCTTCATGTACTTGAAGTACGAGATGTACGCGGAACTTTTGGACTGGGCTGATGCTATGTCTCAACAGGTGTATGAGACGCCTATGTTGCACTATAGGATGCACCAGTTTGCTGCCCTCATTCGAAAATACCCAAGTATCCCAAACGCTCTTCGCGGAAATCAAACTCCGCGTAGGAACGCCCAAGATACCTTCCTTGCTGCAGAACATCGCTGCAAGCGGGTTAATCAACGATTTCGTGCTATTCGTAGTACGGGTCGCGATCCTTATGCGTCTGAAAAGATGCATGCAAGGAATTGGATTATGTACGTCCTACGGGACAAGCCTAATTTCAATATGATCTATGAGGGCTGCGATATTACTCCCGGCGCGTGTATTGGCGTCCATGGTAATGCAACCAACCTAGCCCGGAAACTATCGAGCGAAAGTTGGACCATGACGCCTAGCGCCTTACCGTTTGCTGCTGGAGCTCTTTGGGCTAACGCCCAGATTCGTGAGCTGGTCTTGCGCGATGCGAAAGCATCGCCAAGCACTCCCGTATGTCTAGATAAAGATTTATTTGCTAGGCATCTCCTTAAAAGGCTTCAAATGGTGCACCATAATAAGATTTCTTTCGTGCCCAAGACAGCGAAGACCGATAGGTCTATAGCTGTCGAACCGTTTGTTAACTCCTATCTTCAACGCGGCGTCGATCAATCCATGCGCATGTTACTTAAGCGCGTGGGTCTCGACCTAGCGGACCAGTCCCGTAATCAGGAATTGGCCCGCCAAGGAAGCTTCGATGAAGACAATGGATACTGCACAATCGACTTATCTTCTGCCAGTGATACTTTGGCTAAAGAGGTCGTTTGGGAGCTACTGCCTGTTGAATGGGCGGAAACTCTCAATTGTTTGCGCAGTCGCTCATATAAATGGATCGATGGTTCCCAAAAGGAATACCATAAGTTCACTAGTATGGGCAACGGTTTTTGCTTTCCACTAGAGACGCTGATTTTTGCGTCCCTTTGCCACGCCGCATATGTGTCTATGAACCTCGACCCAGACTTCCGGGTTTACGGTGACGACATTATTGTGCGGAAGGATGTAGCCGTTCTGGTCCTTGATCTTTTGGACCATTGCGGTTTTATCCCGAACCGGAGGAAGACCTTTACAAAAGGTCCCTTCCGAGAATCGTGTGGTGCGGATTGGCATGGAGGTGTTAACGTTCGTCCGATCTACCTAGATCATGAGTTGACTTCTTTAACTCAGATCTATGGATTCCATAATCAGTCCCTTAGGAGGGAATCATATGTACAACACTACTTTGCAGAAATCCGGGAGTATCTCTTCGAGACGCTTCCGGACCATGCTCAGCTGGTCTGTCCGTATGATCCCTCCTTCTCTTCTAACGAAGGGAACCAGCTCGACGAGCAATCGTCGGACTGGTCTGGAACTACGATTGACGGGGCCTTTTGGGTCTCGTTCGATCGTTTTATGGCGTCAAAGTATGCTCGCTGGAATCGTAATACGCAGTCTTGGGGATGGATTTCTCTCCTTGAGACTGCGACTCCAGATAAGCAATTTCTACCTAGACGTGATGGGCAGAATGATTTTGTCCATCTGATCGGGGCGCTTCGGGGTGCAAATTCCGAAGTTCCTTTCACCTTGCGGTATTCACCGCGTACGAAAGCCGTCATGAATAACTGACGGTTACCCTGCTCGCGCAAAGCGTGG